GCGCGAGATGCGCTGACCTTCTTCACGTCGATGTTGCGCCCCTCTTTATAGGCTTTGGCGGTGCGCTTAATCTCCGCTGCCTTGCGGCTACGAGAGCGCGAGCCACGAAGGTATTTTTCCGGCAGATTGGTTTTCTTGTCTTTTGGGACACTGGGAAACCTCCGCGCCATCAAGCCCTCTTTCTGGCTTTTTTCTTCGCAGCATCAGATAGCTGACCAAAGTGAAACAGCTTCTTGCTCGACGCATTGTGCCGGGCGCCACTGTGAAGGGAGCCGTCAGGCATCTTGTGCGTGCCGCCCTTGTGGCGGGTGCCATCACGAAAGTAATGTGCGACGCCCTTAGCCATCAGCCAGCGTACTTCCCAAGCACCTCGTTCGAGGCTTTGCCGCCCTTCTTGCCACCCTTTTTGACGCCCTTCATGCCCTTGCCTTTACCGTATCCCATCGTGCTTTTCCTTCCTTGAATAAGAGCCACGCCCTTTGCGCGGCTTCACGATTTGCTGCCTCAGTCCTCGAAGGGACCGCGCCACAGGATTACCACTTGGTGCGGTGGCTCCAGTAACGCGCCGAAAAGAAGTCCGGGTTCGGGTCTTGCGCGTTGTGCCTCGCATAATACGACCTGCGCCGTTCCTTCTCCGCCTTCGTCTTCGGCTTCTTGCCTGCGCCGCTAACGCCCTGCTGACCGAAGCGGATCAGCTTAACCTTATCACCTTTCTTCGCCACAACAACATGCGACTTGTCAGGGTGGTTAGGGGTGCGTTTCGGTTTATTGTAACCGCTAACGCCTGCGCGCGCTAGACGGGGGTCTTTAGGGGCGCGTGGGGCCATTAGAAAACATCTCCTAGCAGTCCGCGACGATACATATCCTGAAACACCGAAACATCATCAGCAATCTCAGGCGTGATAGTTTGCAGCACGTTGCTGATTTCGGCGCTGCGGCGATCAGACGACATCGCCTTGTCAGCAGCGCGACGATTAGCAAAAAACTCAGGGAAAATCAGGCTGCGCGGGACCGGCATCTCCAAGCCGCCGAGGTCTTCGCCGCTGATGCCCTGACGATAAGTCTTGTGAAACACCGGAATATTGCCCACGCCACCCGTCGGGGTCATCGGATCATCATCAAACCGCACAATCCTTCCGCCGGTCGGCGCCATCATCGCGGACGGGTCGTTCACGCGGTAGCGCATCTCGGGGTCAGCAACCACAGTGCGGATGACAGACAGATCAGGGAAACCCTTCTTGCGATAGCTGGCCTTTTCCATAATGTCAGCTATCGCCTTGCGAGCGCCACCCTTGCCGGGACTGTAGATATACGCCTCGACCTTATCGCTCAAAATGCCGGGAAAGTCCTCGAACGGCTGTGTCGTCACTTTAGTGCCGTCAGCACGTTCCGTTGTAACCTTAAATTTACGCATCTCGTCATCGAAGCGCTTGATCTCCGACTTCGGTATCCAATCGGCCTGTTTCGTCATATCGACGACAACATCCGCCACATGATGCGAAAAGTCGCCAGACCTCGCGCCCATAGCGCTGTAAATCCCCAAAAGGCCCGGATTGTCACGCGCTTGTTTCGCATATCCAGAGATCACAGCGGGGTCAGACGCCCAAACAAGCCCCAACTCGCGGGAAAGCTGCTCAGCCGAAAAGTCTTTTCCACCCCGCATCCTGACGGGGTTCTTCAGCTTCACGCCCATAACATGCGTGATTTCCTTACCAGCCATCGTCATGTCGCCGGGCATCAATTTCGCCGTCTGACCAATCAAGCTCTGAAGATCAATTGTGGCGCTTGGCAGAAGCGTGCCAACATCGCGGATCACTGTGTCGGTCTGCTCGGCAGGAATAAACGGTGCGGCCATGTTCTGAAAGCCCGGGTCAACCGCCAGACCCTCATCAAGAACGCGAGCTTCCGCAGCGCCAAGATCATAGGCGCGCCGTGGAAGCAAAAGGCCCTCCCCACTTTCTCGCGGCAACTGCATGGCCGCGCCAGCCTCATATAGCGCCTGCTCAGCCGGGGGCAAGGCCCGAGACATCGGGCGCTTTCCAATCTGCTGAAACAGGGGCATATCTTCGATACGCCCACCCATCCCAAGCGAGTTAGCGGGACGCGGCGCAAGCAGACCAGCGCCAGTAAACGACCCCGCCGCATCAAATGCGTCCATCAATATGTTTTCAGAAGGCAGACCCGTATTCGGGTCATATCCCATCGGCAGAAGGCCGGTCGCTCGGGCTACCGTGCGCCCCAAACCTTGCAAAGCCTGCGGGAAAGAGAACAGAATTTCACCATCGGGCGCGCGCGCCAGAGGCAAAATCATGCCAGCGTCTGCGTAGTCGCCTTGACCAAGCAGAGACTGCGTAAATCTGTCCATCACACCACCCAGTTCGTTTTCGGCTTGACTACTCGGTTGCTATTGTAACCTCTCGAATAACCCCCGGCAACCGCACCCTGAGCCGCAAACGTCAGAACAAACGCATCCGCCACGTCAGGCGAACGCTGGCCGCGCTTCTTCATCTCGTCTTTACCTTCGATTTTGAGCTTGCCGCTGGACAGATACTTATACCGAATGCCGGTCAACTCCGAGATCAGCGTGTCGTCCTGCGGTATCTTGCAGTCGCGCGCCTCGAACCATTCGCGCGCAGACCAGAATAATTCGTCCCGCAGACGATTAAATCGGTCCTTCAAGGATGCAGTTTCGGAAACAGAGACGGCGACGGCTGGCAAGTCTAGCTCTCGCAGCCGGTCGGCTAGACCCGCCCCGAGACCGATTGCGTCAATATAAATCGCCTGCGGGCGCATTGAATACGGCACCGCGTCATGCTCCGCAAGCACTATTCCGGCCAATTCCATCAAATCCTTGTTCTGCCACGTCTTGATCGGCTCAATCAGCACGTTTCCCTGCCGTTTGGCGAGCGCTGAGCGGTCTGAGCCAAATCTGGCGACATCGAGCCCCCAAGTGACCGGCGTGGTCGGCCCAGCCTCTACGTCGCGGTGCGTCGCATCCTCCACAAGATGCAGCGGCAACAGCACGTCGTCCGACTGCGTAGGGAATTCACCCAAACATCTCACGCGAAATACGTTGCTGCTCTCGCCATACTTCTCGGCCATATCCGTAATAAACTTCGGATCGACATAGTCGCCGTCCTCACACGACACAGTCATGCAGTGCCACTTCTCGCGGTCACTATGAAAGGCATCGTAAAAATACCCATCCGAGCGGGTCGGGTTACCGCACATGATAATCTTCGCGCCGGGGGTGGACAGCGCGCCAGAAGCCGTCTCAAAAATCACGTTCGGGATGCCCGAGGCTTCTTCTATAACGAACAACATCCAAGGTGCGTGAAAACCAGCCAAACTCTCTGGGTTCTCCCGCCTCGATGTTCTGGCTACCGCAAAACTGTCCGAAGCGCCCTTCAGCGCGATCTTGTCGGACTTGAATTCGAGCAAATCCTTGAACGCCTGCGGCATGTTTCGCGCCCAGCGGTCGATTTCGGTCCACAGAACGTCACTTAGCTGGTGCGCGCTGTTCGCCGTCACGGCGACCTTGCAGGGATAGTGCGTCAACAGCCACCACAGCACGACCCACGATTGAAACGCAGATTTCCCGACCCCGTGTCCCGATTTCACCGCCAATCGGTCGTGCGTCGCAATCGCGTCGAGCGCCTCGGCCTGCCACTTCTGCGGCGTTGCGCCGAGAACAGATTGCACGAAAAAACGCGGATCGTCGCGAAACTGCTCGATCATTGCTACGAGGTCATTTTTTTCGGCGCCGATGGGGTTCATGCGTTATCTCCGAGGACGGGGGTGGGGGTGAGAGGGGTATATATTTTTTTACCGGCCCGGCCGCGTGCGCGAGACGGGGGGGTCTACCGCATTTTGGTTAACTTTCTGGCAAATGTCGCATAATGTTCATTATGGATTTGGTATACCCTGCTTTTTCAGTGACTTAGCAAATAGTCCGATTTCGGACTTATATCATGTCGCTATCAGGACAGTCATTTTCGCCGGATTTGCCGCGCGCGCGTAGTTCTTCCGGTTGTGTGTCTCGCTCATCTGTAATCACTACCGTCTCAGCCGCGTTAACTTTTGTTAGCGCCTCAAGATATGAGCCGCCCTTCACAGGCGTTACCTCAAGCTGCTGCCTATCACCGTAAATTTTTGGCGTCATACGAGCCACCTGCCACTTAGTGATGTCGGCAGC